ACAATAGTGGATGACATTCCTCATCAATTAAGTAATTGGACCACTTATAGAGATCCTCTATTGTATAAGATGGACTATCTTCAGCTTCTATCCTTACATAAGGATCATCAATTAAATGTTCAGGAATCTCATCAAAAGTAAAAGGAATTCCATTGATAAAGAACATATCTACAATCTCACCATTGTGGTAACAATATTTGGAGGTGATTCTGTAGTTGTATGACATTTACCTTTCAGCGATTTCTTCCAGTCTATCTAGTGTTTTTTCCATATCCTTAAAAAAGTCTGTCATATTCTGATTGGGATCCATTCCCAAAAATGCAGCAGCTTCTTGAATTCTTCCTTTCATTTCAACTGCTTCTGTATCATCCGACAATGACAGACGGAAATAAAGGTTCTTCTGTTTCTCCAGAAAATTCCTCATCAATTCAACGTGTTCTTTCTTTTGGGTAGTGTCCATAATAGGAGCACTAAAAGTTTTTTGAATAATTTCCGTTTGTAACTCATCCAACTCTATGATGGCGTTACGGACAATTTCAGATTGAAAGAATCCACTCACAGTACTAACTCCTTGAGAATTTTTGTATATTTTTCCATATCATTATTTAGGAAAGGCTTGTATTTTTTAATTCGTAAACTGACGGTTTCCCACACAGGATCAATCAGTTTTTTATCAAATTTTTTGACATATCCCAGGATATTATCCAATATAACCATTGTTTCCAAGGATATGGCTTGTTGTAAATGTTTTTTGAGAAGTTCTGGGTGAGAACTTCCTTTAACTTCAAAAAGTTCGTTGAAGTTATCTTTACGAATGAAGACTTCTGCCTCAGTCTTGAACAGGTAAGTAAGACTTTGAGCTTTTTTCAACCAATTCGTATAGTGATTTTCTCCGCATTCAATAATTTCACCAATCCAAAGTCTTGATGGATCATCACATTCTACAAAATTAGCGAGAAAATAATGTTTGATCTCATCATCGGATTTTTGGCGTGACATTCTCTCAAAGAAATACCTATCCTTACGTTTGTTGAAGGATTCCTTTGAAGCACGAGACTTTCCGCAGTACTGAAAGTAATCGTAGTTTGGTTTCGTGAAATGATTTTTGAATGCCAAGTATGTTTTATAAACATCAATTGGCGTCATAAATCAGAAAGTCAATTTGGCACGAGTAGTTTTTTTAAGAAAGTTGAGTTGTGTTGCTTCACTCTTGAGTTTCTCTTTGAGTGGTTTCGAAATCAACTTAGATACTGACTCAAATTCAATACTATTCTCTTCACAATATGTACATATTGCTTCAATATAATTGATCTTAGATGTCATTACAAGATATTCAATGTCTTGTGCAAATTTAGATTGACACAAGAATTTTTCCTTGATTAATGAATCTACCTGTTCATTGTTAGGCATTTGCGTCTGTTCCTGTTTTGTGAGAGACGAATTCTCTGATGTACTTGGTAAGAAGTTTAATATAGTAACTCTTGTTGCGTTTTTCATAAACGAAGCATTCTCCATTGTCAGCGACCATAATAGTAATCAATTTTTCGACTGGAATACCAGTCATTTCATAATACATACAAGCGTATGCTGTTTCTTGGACGAAGTAGTTTTCAACCCATTCTTCTGGTTTTATTCTTTTTGAAGTCTTAAAGTCAATGACTGCGAGTTCTCCATCATACTCTGCGATGCAATCCACTCTACCCGCAAGCCCCAAGTAGTCACTATAAAGTGACTTCTCTAAAGCATGTATATTATTTATACGATCTAGATAGGGTTTAGCCGCAAGAAAGAGAAATTTAGTTACAGGTAGAGGTTTGTACTTATCAATGTCTTCGTTTAACAAATACTTCTCGACAATATCGTGAAACCTAGTTCCTCGTTCTGTTGCAACCTTAGTAATTTGATTGGCTTTTTCTTCACCAACTTTCTTACGCCAATCAATGAATTTCTGTCTACCGTAAAAACTAGTTACAGATGTGATAGAAGGGTACATCCTACCTGATGGAACTTTGTAGAAACGAGTTCCATCAATAGTTTCAGCTTGAAGATCTACCTCTTCTTTCAAATGATCTAAATGAACAAACATTACATACCCAAAGCTAGTTTCGTTACGATATAGTTTTTGACAAGTCCAGAACGAACAATATCATCAACTCCAAATTCTACGGTAGAAAAATCATAAGACATTGCACGAATAATTTTCATGAAGTCAATAATACCATTCTTCTCTTGTGTTTTGATGAGATCAGATTGAGTTGCGTCACCACAGAATACAATCTTACTATTTTCACCAATACGAGTAATTATACTATCTAATTCGTGAAAATTCAAGTTTTGCATTTCATCTACCAGAACAATAGCATTATCCAGAGTAGTACCACGAATGAACGAAGTAGACCAGAAAGAAATTGTTTCTTGAGATTTGAGACTTCCATAAAGCATTTCAAAATCAGCATCCGAAGACATCTCAAACATATACTTCACCATATTCTTATATGGAATTTGATAAAGTGCAGCCTTATCGTCGTGATCTCCAGGAAGGAAACCAATCTCACGAGTTGCGACTAAGGAACGAACAATATAAACCTTTTCATAAGGTGTTTTTTCATCCAAAACATCTTTGAGTGCAAGATAAAGTCCAACAAATGTTTTGCCCGTACCAGCGGCACCATAAGCAAAGACATTTTTCCCTTTCTTATATTCATCAAAGAATAATTTTTGATTGTCGGTGAGTGGAGTAATATCCACCATAGAATCCGAATTTAGAGGTTTTTTACGTCTCATCTGTTTGGCACTCATTCCGACTCCAATGTTGCCTGTTGAAGTTTTTCTTTGTCTTGCCATCAGATTTTCTTTACAGTAGCACCAGGCATTTTTGAAGCTTTGTGAAGGACATCATTCCAACCTGGATTTTTGGAAATCAGTTTATCTTTCCACTCACCGACTTCTCCGGGAGTAGCGCATCCTTCTGACCAATCCCTTTTCCATTCGGGATTGTCTTGATACCACTGAGTAATATCGTGAACACTCATTTCAATTACTTGTTTCTCACCAGTTTCCTTGTGAACTATTGGATAAATTGCCATTGTTTATAATAATGTGTACGATTATTTATTGAGTATTTTTTGAGCCTTATACTGTTGAGAACTTATTTGTTCCAGTTCCCATTTTACCACAGGTTCAATATAATACCTAGTAGGTTTATATTTTGAATAATTTATCCTGTTATGTGTTTCCCATAAAACTTTGAAAATGACCTTATCAATATCTGTTTTAGATAGAGAAGATTCTAATTTTTTTCTTACATTATTTTCAATCTTTTTATCTTCATTAAAAGATTTGAAATTTTTTATTCTTTCTTCGGAGGAATGGGGAATTGACATTATGGTATTTAATTTATGGTCCAGTTTTTTATGATACAAACCAAACATCATTAATCTTTGGACAATCTCATCATCTTCCCATGCACCATAGTCTCCCATATGTTCATTATATCCACCAACACTCAAAAAATTCTGTTTGGTTAGATATAAAGTCCCCCATAGTCCATCATAGTAACAGTTGGTTCCAATTTCCTTTTTGTCATAAAATCCAGTCAAGAATGAAGTCTCATCAATGAAATGGGATTTAAAAAAATTATAATAAGGATTCAGAATAGTATCAGAATCCAACTTTAAGATATAATCACCAGTTGCAATACTTGCAGCAAGATTTAAAGGTTGGGGTTGGTTGAAGTATTTCTCCCCAGTGACCGAAATTATCTTTACCTTTTCATCGTATTTTATTAAATGATCAATAGGTTCATCAGAACTCCAATCAGTAATAATAATCTCTTGAATTTCTTCAAACATCAACCAAGATGTCAAAGAAATTTCAAGAGGTTTTGTACGATTTTTACACGCACAGATTACAGAGATGGACATTACCACTCAAGAGCTTCTGCAACAGATGGGAATTGTTGTTTGAATACTTCTTTACATCCTTCTGCAATTATCATATGTTCCTTTTGAGTTCCGTGATCAGAACGCAGATTGATATAATGAATCCAAGAACGGCAAGAACCAGTCATATAGATGCGTGTGGGGACTGCCAGAGGGAGTACAAACCTAGCACATTCCTTTGCGACCTCTGCATCTAGGAGTTCCTTGTAGAGGTTCTGGGCAGCATTAAAATGATCCTGGATCTTGGAGTATAGTTGGATAGTAAGATCTGCTGGAAGATCGTCTGTAGAGTTCTGACGGTTCTTTGTGTCCTGCCTACGAAGTTCTGGTAGGGGAATATCCTCAGCAATCAGATTCGTGGCTGCATACCTCTGTGAGAACTCTTGGAATGTGAAACTACGGTGACGCAGAATCTGTGCGGCAATACCACGAGTCGTCTCAATCTCCAGTGTCATCGTTGCCTGTTCAAACACACTCCAATGATTATGCTTGATACAATACTTCAACAGTCCTGCATAATTATCTGAATTTTGGTTTGAAGGATTTGAGACGCGAGCAATGTAAGCCATCATCTTTTCGGCGTCTGGCGTAATAGATACAAGTTTAACAGATGTGTTCATAAATCTTTTTAATGTGGGTTTCAAATTCTTGAGTTGAAAGTGTGTTTTTCATTATATTGTTTGTAAACTTCTGGGTCAGAATAGATCTCAGACTTCAGATCATCTACTAAAGACTCCAGATTTTTTACAATAAGTTTAAGTCGTTCCTTATCCATAAGTATGAAAAGTCTCTTTCAATTCTACATAAAAAAAAGGAGGGTGTCAACCCTCCTAGAATATCAACGCATTGCCATTACAAGTTTTGCTTGATGCTTGCGTTGTTCCTTTTCTTTTTGTTGTTTAATTAAAATAAGTTGCCAGTTATTTTTTGTTTTTACTT